TGTTAAAGAATATTACGAATGTGCAAGCGACGGTCATTTCACTCTTGCTACCCCTGTGTTGGCTGGCCTCGGCACTACTACAAAGCAGTTTTCTTCTTGTGTGCTCATTTCTAGCGACGATACTCTGGATAGCATTTTCGCCGCAGGCGAAATGATGGCCAAGTATGCCAGCAAGCGAGCAGGCATTGGTTTAGAAATTGGAAGAATCCGCCCCCTGGGAGCACCGATCCGTAACGGAGAAATCAAGCACACTGGAATGGTCCCATTCCTTAAAAAATGGTTCTCCGATTTACGTAGTTGTTCCCAGGGTGGCATCCGTAATGCATCGTGTACTGTAACCTACCCTATCTGGCATGCACAATTTGAAGACCTCATTGTTCTAAAGAACAACCAGGGTACTGAAGAAACACGGGTAAGGCAGATGGATTATTCTGTAGTTGTTAGTGCGTTATTTTGGCGCCGTTACAAAAATGGCGAGAACATTACATTGTTTAACCCGGCAGAAGTTCCAGATCTGTACGAAGCATATTATAGAGACAGCGCTGAGTTTGAAAAGTTATATCTAAATTACGAAAAGCATCCAACAATTAAAAAGAAGGTCTTATCAGCTGTTGAAATATTTAAAAACGGCATCCTTAAAGAAAGAACTGATACTGGACGTATATATCTTGTTAACATCGATAATGTTATCAATCAGGGACCGTTTGATACAACAGTTGACCCTATATATCAAAGTAATCTTTGCCAAGAAATCCTTCTTCCAACAAAGCCTTTCCAGCGCATTGAAGACCCTACAGGCAGAATTGCATTATGTACTCTCGGTTCTATTAATTGGGGAGCATTCCGCAACCCACAAGAAATGCGGAAAGCGTGTCGTGTTCTTGTAAGATCATTATCAAATCTCTTAAATTATCAAGACTTCTTATCAATACAGAGCAAGTTGGCTAATCAAGACTTTGAACCATTGGGTGTTGGCATTACAAATTTAGCCTACTGGCATGCACGTAAAAGTTTTAAGTACGGTGAGCCCGAAGCACTGGCCGAAGTTAAACGCTGGATTGAACATCAATCATTCTATCTTACAGAAACAAGTGTTGAACTTGCAAAAGAAAGAGGAGCATGTGAACGTAGCCAATATACTTACTATGGTAAGGGTATATTTCCATGGGAACGTCGAGCCGCAGGCGTAGACGAATTAACAGATTTTACTCCTAGTGGAAATTTAGATTGGGAAGGACTACGTGCAAATCTAAAACAATACGGTATTCGTAATGCTACACTTATGGCCGTGGCACCGGTTGAGTCTAGCTCAGTTGTGTTAAACTCCACCAACGGAATCGAATTGCCGATGGAATTGATTTCTGTAAAGGAATCAAAAGCTGGATCGTTTGTACAGGTCGTGCCAGAGTACAAACGTCTTAAGAATCGTTATCAGTTAATGTGGGATCAAAAGGACTGTGTCGAATATCTAAAAACTGCCTGTGTATTGGCCGCCTATATCGATCAAAGTTTATCAACTAACACATTTTATAATCCTGCACATTTTGCTGAAGGTAAAGTACCGGGTACCCTTGTTGCTAAAAATTTAATGTTGGCATATAAGTGGGGCCTTAAAACTGTCTACTATAGTTTAATTAATAAAGTCGGTGCAAAGGTAAGTGTTACTGCAACTAATACTGTTCAGGTTAACGGAAACAATACAGCAATCACAACGTACGATAATGCTATACTATATGAACCATTAGACGATGATTGTGAGGCCTGTAAACTATGACAATGAATTTTATTAAAAGAGTAATTCTAGAAGGCAAAAAAGAAAAATTAGAAATACTTCCTTTGCCTTATGATGCAGATGACCTGGATCCTTCTATCTCAGAGGCCACCATTAATTACCATTACGGAAAGTTAGCTAAAACTTACGCTAAAAGATATAATGCTAATGAGGGTGATCCAGATTTTAATGAAGCTGGTGTGTTCTTACATAACATTCTTTTTCAACAGTATCAAAGTCCTAAATCTAGTAACAAGCCTACAGGCGAGATTTTAGAATTTATCGAGAAACACTATACATCTTTCGATAAGTTTAAAGCAGAGTTTGAAAAGATAGCTATGAGCATCCAAGGCAGCGGCTGGGTGTATCTTGCCAAAGATGGCAAAATTAAAACTATAAAAAATCACGAAGTAAAAAATAATATAGTATTATTAATTGATTGGTGGGAACATGCTTGGGCACTTGATTATCAACACGATAAGGCAAGGTACCTCGAAAATCAATGGAAAATTATAAATTGGGAAAAATGTAAATTATGAGCAAAGCACAATACAACCTATCAAAACAAACCAACTACCTCAAGCGTAAAATGTTTTTGGATCCAGAAGGTCCGGTAACTGTACAGAGATTTGAAGAAGTAAAGTATCCAAAGATTGCCAAGTACGAAGAACTAGCACGTGGTTTCTTTTGGGTGCCGGAAGAAATAAGTCTTACCAAAGACAAAATGGATCACAAAGATTCTAGCGATGCAGTTAAACATATCTTTACCAGTAATCTACTTCGACAGACTGCTCTAGATAGTATCCAGGGTCGTGCGCCTAGTCAAGTATTTTCGCCAGTTATTTCAATTCCAGAACTCGAGGCACTTGTTAGCAACTGGAGTTTCTTTGAAACTAATATTCATAGTAAATCTTACAGTCATATTATTCGTAACGTATACGGTGTGCCAAAAGAGGAATTTAACAAAATCCATGACACAGCCGAAATTGTTGGCATGGCAGCAAACATTGGTAGACACTACGAAAATCTACATAAATTAAACTGCCAACAACAGTTGTTACCAATGGGTGTTCCAGAAGACGAACACATTAAAGCAATTTGGCTGGCATTGAACGCTAGCTATGCTCTTGAAGCCTTACGCTTCATGGTATCATTTGCAACAAGCCTAGCAATGGTAGAAAATAAAATCTATATCGGTAACGGTAACATTATTAGTTTAATTTTACAAGATGAATTGTTGCATACAGAATGGACTGCTTGGTTAATTAATAATGTAGTTAAAGACGACGAACGATTTGTTAAAGCAAAAATAGAATGTGAAGCTGAAGTGTACCAAATGTACTTGGATGTTATTCAAGAAGAAAAAGAATGGGCAGATTATTTGTTTAAGCTAGGACCAGTGATTGGTCTTAATGCTACAATTTTAAAAGACTTTGTAGACTTTACAGCGTTTAATCGTCTTAAGGATATTGGAATTAAGTATGCAGACGAGCATCCTAGATCTAGTCCTATCCCTTGGTTTAATAAACACATCAATATTAATAAAAAACAAACAGCTTTACAAGAAAGTGAAAGCACCAATTATGTTATTGGTGTAATGAGCGACAATGTGAGCTACGAAGAATTACCAGATCTATAAGGAAATAAATTATGAAAGCTATTGTATGGAGTAAGTATCACTGCCCCTATTGTGATCAGGCTAAAGCATTGCTAAAGCAAAAAGGTATCCCATTTGAAGAAAAGAAAATTGGTGATGGATATACTAAAGAAGAATTACTAGAGGCTGTTCCTACCGCTCGAACAGTTCCACAAATCTTTATTAACGAACAATTGATTGGCGGTTTTAATGAACTGAAGGCACACTTAAATGGCTAACAACACATATACATCAGAATGGGATGTTAAAGATATCCCTCCGATATCTATTGATGATTTAGCATTAGGCTCAACTATCGATTTATCCAGCATTGCAGGTGCTACCGGCAATTATACTATTGGTACTAGCATGGGGTCAAACGGAACTTTCTATACTAACAATACTGCAAACAATTACACGTGGGCCACTAATAATACTAATCCATATGTAACAATCGGCAGCACGGGTTTGACAGGGTCAACTGGACTTAAAGTTACGTCAGACGCAGAGTTTGACGGTGATATCAAATGGAAAGGTCGTAGTCTAGGTAAGATGCTTGAGACTATTGAAGATAGGCTTGCTATTATTCAAGATCCAGATCCAGAGAAACTTAAAAAATTTGCGGCTCTTAAAAAAGCCTATGACAATTATAAATTGTTAGAAAAACTTATCGGCGACGATTATGACGATAAAGAAGACAAGTGAAGTCGAAAAGTTAGAACAACAATTGACCCTGTTAACTAGACAGGTACTTGATATGGCTAAACGAATTCAATACCTCGAAAGAGAAAATTCTCGCCGACGCGGAGAAGTGGGGCAAATTGCAGGACACTTAAATAGAAAATAATACAAAGGAAAAATATGTTATTAAGTAAACCGATGGCAACAGGTGATGTTGTAAGTATTAAATTAATCAACGGTGATGAACTCATTGCACGTTTAGAATCAGACGATCAACATGGTATTACTATTGATCGTCCATTAGCTCTTACTATGCAAGGTGGTGGACTCGGTATGGTACCATGGGTATTACTCGGAGATAAAAATTCTATCACTCTACAAAGAGAGCACATTTTTGCCATGGTACCTAGCAAAAAAGATGCCGCTGATCAATATGTAGCCGGTACCACCGGAATTGCATTAAGTTAAGGAGTCCTATGCCAGTAGAATACCCAGTAGTAATTGCAGCCATTAAGGAGTGGATCGGTAAGCATAAAACTATGCCCGACCCAGGAGTTGAGATTGGCGATCAACCTGCGGTACGTAAGGCTAGTGGGTCTGAAATGTTGTCCGCGGCATTTAAAGAATTAGGTACATTAGCAGTCACTGGAGGGTTTAATTTTGCAACAGGCGGCACTGAAGGTTTTAATAAATTTTTTGATTCCTTACCGCCAGCCCTAAAAGAACCATTAGGTGCATTAAAAGACACATTTGGAAATCTTACTTCGTCTATTCCTGGAAGTGGTACATTTACTGATGCCCTTTCATCAATAAAAGAAAATTTTATTAATCCTATCGGAGATTCGTTGACATCATTTAAAACTGCTGTGCTAGGTGATTCATCGAGTTTAACGTCATTGGCACAAACTTATGAAACAACTGATCCAAGTGTTTCAAGTTGGTTAACATCAGCTTCTACAACGTTAGGAACAACTGTAAAAAATGCAATCGACTCTGCTAAAAGTTGGAGTGACAATTTGTCGCTAGGCGGCACCTACGTCAATGGAGTTTGGGAACCTAGCAGTTTTACATTAACTGATGCAATAAGTGCAACTAATAATGCTGGCCGTGACTTCTTATCAAAATATGCAGGCATTACAGAAGCTCCTACTCTTACCGACCTTACAGGTACACTGGTTAAAGACAACTTGATAAATGATTTAAGTAGCAAATTATCCATCGAAAGATTAGCAAGAGAAAAAGATTTGTCGGACCCAACTATCAATGTCGACACAGGAAAAACTAATTTACAAGAACACCAGCAGGCAGTTGCCGAAGTCGAAGAAGCGGCAATTGCACTACAGGATGAAGTTGACAGAAATAAAGAAAACGTAGCACGAATGTTGCAACAAGATTCAGCATTGGACGGAATTGCCAGCGTAACAAATACTCTTAACGGCATTCAAGATGAAGAGGCAATTGCTCTTTATAAGAAAACAATAAACCCAAATTTATTAAACACAGCTGAAAAGCTACAACCTTTAATGGCAGTAACTGTAGATACACCGAATGCGGGCGAAGCACCAACTTAATTGGTAAAATCAACAGTTGACATAGCCTCCAATTTATTGTATTATAATACAAAGGAGATTAGCTATGTCAGCACAAAACACCCTCAATAACCTAGAATCTTTTTGTCAAACTAACAGTGGTAACCCATTTATTTGGCAAGGTAAAAGTGGAACCTATCAGTGGAAACGTGGCAAAGATACTGCTACTGGATTAGTAAATGGTGTAGTACGAAAGTTAGCAGGGATCGATGCTTCCGGTCTACAAATTTGGGTAGTAGCAGGATCTTTTAAAATTGATCCTAACGGTAATATTTTGCGCTTCACTGGATTGTCCAAAAGTGATCAAAAAACATTAAACTCTATTATTACAATTCCTGCCACTGTATTAACACATGATCTACTTCAACCTGAACATTCGTAATCCTAGATGGGTCAATCGTTTTAAAGCCATTAAATGGTGGGCAGGTAAAACTCCATTTGAACACAAGTACTGGGAAGTACAAGTTATTAAAAACGATAATCTAGCTCGTCTAGAGTTTGAAATTACAACTCAACAAGATCATGCAGGTTGTAATTTAGAACTAGGATTGTTTGGATACGAAATACATTTTACATTCTATGACAATCGTCATTGGAATTACGACGAACACCGTTGGATGTTTTACACAGAAGAAAAAGGATTGCACTAATGACTATGCATCTCGAAGGCCCTTGGCTCAGCACCACAGGCAAGAAAAAAGGTAAGGTTAAGTTCCGCAATGCCGAAGAAGCACGTAAGAGTCGTGAACTAGACGAGTCTTGGAAAGAACTTCAAAAGAAGTGGGCAGTAGAAGAGGAAGATAAGAAACGCAGACGTGCTCTTACAGCAGAACCACTTTCTTATAAACTTTCAGTTCCTGCAGGTCGTAGCACTTCTCATATCAAGAGTCGAGGTGACTTCACTGGTAATGCAACTCTAGCACCTGCCAAAGTCTACACAGGTACTAAAGTAAAAGGTATTGCTACAATGCATAAGAGCAATGCCGTTCCAGTTTTTAGTGACGAAGAGGCTGTAGACATCAGCCGTATGCGCCGATAAATATTATCTATGAACCCTACATTTAATGACAAACTATTTGCATATCTGGTACTATTAAGCGGACTATTAATTTCCGGAGTAGCAGAGTATTACTCTATTATGGGGTTAATTGCTATCTATCCAGCGGCTGTGATACCTGTTGTAATAATGGGAGTTGTACTTGGACTAGGTAAAATTAGTGCCACTATCTGGCTTAAACAAAATTGGAGTTGGAGTCCGTTCTTTGTCAAGGCCTATGTATTGCCTGCTATTGTTGTACTAATGCTAATTACCAGTTTAGGTGTGTTTGGATTTTTGAGTAAAGCACACTCTGATCAAAGTCTAGTGTCGGGCGATGTTCAAAGTAAAATTGCTGTATATGATGAAAAGATTAAAACTTCGAAGGATAATATAGATGCTAATCGTAAAGCACTCAAACAGATGGATGAAGCTGTGGATCAAGTCATGGGTCGCAGTAACGATGAAAAGGGTGCCGACAAAGCTGTACAAATACGTCGGGCCCAACTCAAAGAACGTGCTCGTTTACAAGCAGAAATCCAAGCCGAACAGAAAACAATTAGTAACCTTACTGAAGAACGGGCGCCTATTGCGGCTGAAGTCCGAAAGGTAGAAGCAGAAGTTGGTCCGATAAAATATATAGCACACTTGATCTATGGTGAGAACCCAGATGCTAATCTTCTAGAAAAAGCCGTTATATGGGTAACCATACTAATCGTTGTTGTGCTAGATCCCCTTGCAGTTATCTTGTTACTAGCAAGTCAATACAGTTTCCAAAGATTTCGAGAACAACAAGAAGAACAAGATGTTAAAGATTGGTTTACCGCCGGAAGAGAGAGAGCTCGCCAGTTAGACAAAGAAACCCCTGATCCTTATGTTGCGGATGTAGGAGAGAAACCTACAGAAGAAGAAAAACAAGAGATTGAACTTCATCAGCCCGAAACAAATAACGTTACAACTGTTACCTCTACAGTTAAAGAAATTACACCGCAATCAGAAAGACCTATAGCAGAATCCCACCCATATCTAAATAAACCGTTTATACATTTTACTGATATGAAACCGCTGGCTTACAGAGCAGAAATGCCTTCTAAAGAAGAACTAAAATCTGTAGGAATCGATGTTGCTGATCCTGTTAAAGAAACATTAGAAGATAAAGTAAAAAAATATGGATATAGTGCAGACGGTAGCACTATTCGTATAGGCAACGGCGATATCTATACAAAAGAAGAATTTGACAAGTTAATGAATACTAGTTACGTTCAAAACGAAGAACAAGACCAAAGCGGTGTTTGGAATAAAGTAATTTCTGAACAAGAATATAGACAAAAAGCAGAAGAAAAATTAAAAAATGAGTTTAACAATAACCCTAATAACGCCACCTGATATCTTCGAAAATGACAGTACTGGAATCTTTCTTATAAATCTCACAGAAGAAGAGCAAGACGAAGCGACTAAATGGCTTGGAGAGTCTACTTTAGATCTAGACGTTAACATTTATTTCTCACAAAATGAACCATACCCTGTATGGTTTTTGCATGCCTTGGCCTCTTCAAAACATAAGTATATTAACCTTGATAACACACACGGTATGGTGGAACTTTTAGCCAGTTATATATTAAGCAAAACATCTACTTATTATTCACTAACTGATAAAAATAAACAAGCCGTACTGGATCACATTAATGTAAACAGAGTCGAAAGTGTCAAGGACTTTTTAGAAAGAGTGTTAAGTGACAGTCAACAAAAACAATGAACACCATTGCGATTTCTGTGGAAAAAGCAAGCAGGACGTAGAAAAACTCATTGTGAGTGAAAACAGCGCAATCTGTAATGATTGTGTTGATCTTTGTGTCGATATACTCAAAGATGAAAAAATTAAAAAATTTCCGTTAGATGATTATAAAACAGTATATAATCCTGTAAAGATTAAAGACTATCTAGACGAGTATATTATTGGCCAAGATGAAGCAAAGATAAGTTTAAGTGTTGCAGTATGTCAACATTTCAAGCGAATTACGCATCATAGGTCTGATATTGAATTAGAAAAGACTAACGTTCTTTTGCTTGGTCCTACTGGTTGTGGGAAAACATTTCTTGCAAAAAAACTTGCCGATTATTTGCAAATTCCGTTTGCCATATGCGATGCAACTGGAATTACAGAAGCTGGTTATGTGGGTGATGATGTGGAAAGTGTTCTTATAAGATTGCTAGCCAACGCTGACGGCGATATAGAAAAAGCCCAACGAGGTATTGTTTATATAGATGAAATTGATAAACTTGCTCGTAAGGGCGAGAGTATGAGCATTACCCGAGATGTAAGTGGAGAAGGAGTCCAACAAGGTCTGCTCAAAATGATCGAAGGTACAGTTATGCGATTGCCTTCTAGCGATAAACGTAAAAATCCCAAAGGGGATATGTTAGAAATGGATACTACTAGTATCCTTTTTATTTGCGGCGGAGCATTTGTTGGGCTTGACAAAATAATCCAAAAACGTAAAGATGCTAACAGTATCGGGTTTAATAGTAAGGTAACAAGTAATAACGAATCTAGTACATACTATAATCAAGTTACAACTAAAGATCTTATTACATTTGGAATGATTCCCGAATTTATTGGACGATTTGGAATTATTACCAATGTAGAAGAGCTTAAAACTGAACAACTTGTACAAATTCTTAAAGAACCTAAAAACAGTCTAGTAAGACAATACCAATATCTTTTTGAAATTGACGAAATTGAACTAGACTTCGAAGACGATGCATTTGAACAAATTGCCATTAAATCTAAAGAACTTAAAACCAATGCTCGTGGTCTTAAAAATATTTTGGAAAAAGTCCTATTACCCTATCAATTTGATTCAATTAATCTAGTTGAAAGAGGTTTAACCAAAATTATTATAAGTAAAGAGTCTGTAGATGGAAATCCAGCCAAGCTAGTGTTTAATAAAAAGAATGACAAAAAATCCACGTAAAAAAGGTGTAGTTGTAGAAGTGAAAGATGGGAACATCAATTCTGCCCTTAAAAAATTCAAGAGAAAAATGGACGACAGTAACAAACTAGTCGACCTTCTGAGAAAAACAGCTTACGAAAAACCTACAGAGGAACGTAAACGTAAAAAAAGTGCCGCACGTAATAGGTGGCTTAAAAAGTTATCATCTGATAGTTTACCAAAGAAATTGTTTTGAAAACTTGTTTTATATACCAACCCCAAGGTGTTGGGGATATTATATTCATTCAAAAAGTTGTACACCACTATAAATCTTTAGGGTACAAGATTGTTTTCCCATTGTATCCTTATTTTATTTGGCTTAAGACTTATCTAGCTCAAGACGGAGTAGAGTTTCCTATGCTAGGCGGAGATAGGAAAATTTTAGAACCTTTCGATAACAGTGATAAATTTTTCTATCTTATGGGCAGTACATATGCCCTATTTAGAAAACCAGTTCATGCTGTAGATTTTGTTTATCTATCTTGCGGTCCGGCAACATTAGATGACGAAGAAATGATGACAGCAAAATACAGCGTAGCCGACATCGATTATGAAGGTTGGCAAGACTATGTTAAAATTAATAGAAATAAAGAAAAAGAAGACGAGTTATTTTATAATGTTCTAGGACTTCGTGATGACTCCGTTTTCACGCTGGTTAATGAATATTGTAGTAGCCATAAGATTGATATAGAACCGGTAGGCAACACTGTCTATATGAAAACTATCACCGGATATACTTCTTTCGATTGGATCAAAGTAATTGAGCGGTGCAGTCGACTTATTACAATTGATACAAGTATTCCAATCCTAGCCGAAGTCTATCTACCCAAACATGTACCCTGTCATCTCATCAATCGATATACTCCGGCCACTTTTGTAGATCTTCCAAAAATCTTTACTAGATTAAATTGGCAATATTGTATTACTCCTGCAGATATAAAGATTGACTAACCTTAAATAATTTGCTATAATAGTTTATGGCAAAACATTTAATGATCGACATGGAGACTATGGCTGTCTCCCCAAGCGCAGTTGTCCTTTCTTTGGGCGCTGTACATTTTAATCCCTACGGCAATGGATACGGAGATAAAATTTATTTCCGTATTGACCTTGACGATCAAGATAAGTTGGGTAGAGAAATTGATCCCAATACTCTAGAATGGTGGGCTAAACAAGATCCTGCTATTATGGAAGAAGCATTTAGCCCGGACAATCGTGTTCCTCTAGCAGATGCAATGGATCAGTTCCATAAGTTTGCTTGGGGATGTGATGCATTTTGGTCACATGGCGCAACTTTTGACCTAGTTATTATCGAGAACATTTACAGACAATTAAATAAACCACTTCCGTGGAGTTATTGGCAATTGCGTGATACTCGCACTATCTTTGATCTAGGATATGATCCAGATATGCCTCAAGGCGGGAAGCACGATGCCCTGCAGGATGCTATTCGGCAGGCAGTAGGTGTTCAAAACATCTACTCTAAACTTAAAATTAGACCGAGATGAAACCTTTTGAAAAATTATTTTTTGATAGTGCAGTTGGATTAGGCGATGCATTTGTAATGAATGGCATTGTCCATCATTATGGTAGACTTTGCACTACCCTTTATTATCCTGCTCGTGCAGAGTTTTTTGATACGTTGACGTACCTATATAAAGATTATCCAAATATCGAAGTTTGGCGATTTTACGACAACGAACAAGAAGATTTCTTTGTAGAAAACAACAAGTTACTACGTGTAAGAAGCACACCGCTTATTACAAGTGAAATACATCGAGTTGGTTGTGAACCGGAACGGATTCATGTACACTGGCCACAACAAATATATGATAACTTTGATATCCCATTTAAAATGAGATATTTAGATTTTCATATGCCCGATCATGTTGAGGGGTCTGAAGAATTGTACCAGCAACTCACTGGAGGCGAAACTGATTATGTTCTAGTACATAGATATGCTAGCGATCGTCCAGATGGCATTCATTTTGAATTAGATGCCTTAAGAAAAGCCAAAGGACTTCCGGACAGAAAAATTATTGAAATCCGTGAAGGGCAGACTAAAAATATGTTACAATATAAGACGTTAATAGAAAGAGCTAGTGAAATACATTGTATTCCTAGTAGCTTCTTTAATTTTGTAGACAGTTTAATAACCAAAATTAATGCAACGTGTTTCTTTCACGATATACGGAAAAATTCGTTAATGAAAGTTAACAGTCGATGGAACGATCATAAGTGGAATGTAGTAACTTATGGAATACGGTTATAAATTGTTAGTTTTTTGGCTATTTTAGTACCATATAATTGTTGACAAGATAATTAAATGACACTATAATAATAACATAGAAAGCAAATTGTAAGGTTAGGTACAGCAATATTCATAATACTATGAATCGTTAGACCCTATGGTAGTTCGCTGGAGCGAAGCAGGTAACACTGTCTAGCATTGAAGGTGGCTATTGAAATAGACTAACAAGCTCAGAGTGATGGCCTGAGTAAAATAAAAGCAGTCAACAACTAGCCTGTTGAAGTATTCTAGGATGGATACAGCAATTTTTAACATTAAAGACGCACTTGATGCAGTAGACGGTGACCCGCAAGGTTGCAGTAGGTAAGACAGAAATGTTTAAGCCTACACGCTAACGGAACTGACGACATGATGGAAAGACATCTATGTTATCTAACGCAGAATAAGTTAGGTTATGCTTGCGGAACTGAACCAATATACTGGGGATGGGGGTAAGCAGAAAATAAAAATCCGTTCCACCCATCCTGTTGTTTATAAGGTTATAGACAGCATTTTTTTATAAATGTAACCTGAAAGGAAAAAGAGAATGAACTCTTTCGTTGAAGCAGTCTCCACTGTACAAATGGAAACTCGTACCGAAAACGGTATGAAGACTTTTGATTCTAGCAAGAACTCTCTTGTGGACTTGTTCTTCACTATTGGTGCAAGCCGTGGTAAGGATCTTTCAAAGCAATTTATCACTGCCCTGAAGCAGGACGAAACTCTGGCTCTACGTCTATTGATGTGGGCTCGTGACGTTCGAGGCGGAGCGGGCGAACGTGATGTTGTGCGTACTATTTTGTTGGCCCTTGAAAAGAACTATCCAGAAGCCCTGGATCGTATCTTGCCACACTTGGCAGAATTCGGTCGTTGGGATGACTTGCTCATCTTCAAGACCAAGGATGTAAAGGCCAAGGCCTTTACCCTAATCGGTAACGCTCTTCGTGAACGTAACGGTTTGGCGGCCAAGTGGATGCCTCGTCAAGGTCCACTTGCGGTAGAAATCCGCACCTTCTTCGGTATGAGCCCAAAGTTCTACCGTAAGAGCCTTGTTGAAATGAGCAAGACTGTTGAACAGAACATGTGTGCAAACACTTGGGACGAAATCAACTACAGCCACGTACCATCGTTGGCGGCTGCTCGTTACCAAAAGGCTTTCAAGAAGCACGATCCAGTTGGATACGAAGCCTACAAGGCCAAGTTGACTACTGGTGAAGCAAAGGTAAACGCTTCGGCTGTTTACCCATACGATGTAATCAAGAGCCGCAAGTTCGGTGGAGATGACAAGGTAATACAAGCCCAATGGGATGCATTGCCTAACTACATCGGCGACGAGTTGGTCCTACCAGTGTGTGACGTTAGTGGGTCCATGTCGACTCCAGTTGGCGGAAACGCTAACTTGACCTGCATGGATGTTTGCGTAAGCCTTGGCTTGTACTTGGCTGACAAGAACAAGGGACCGTTCAAGGACATGTTCCTAACTTTCTCTACCAAGAGCAAGTTGCAAGTCTTGAAGGGCAACCTGATTGACAAGCTGAACCAACTGCAAAGTGCAGATTGGGACATGAGCACTAACCTTCACAGCGCCTTCGAAGCAATTCTGGGCTACGCTGTTAAGGGTAATGTTTCGGCAAACGACATGCCAAAGTACATCCTTGTGATGTCTGACATGCAGTTTAACCAATGTGCCAAGCACGATGACTCGGCTATGCAAATGATCGAAAGAAAGTTTGCAGAAGCAGGATACACTGTTCCAAACATTGTATTCTGGAACTTGAACGCCAAGGCGGATCAAGTGCCTGTTAAGTTTGACAAGAAGGGTGTTGCGCTAGTCTCCGGATTTAGCCCAGCAATCATGCAGTCAATCTTGGCGGCAGAGGATCTAGATCCTACATCAGTAATGATGCAGACTCTTAACAGTCCTCGTTACGCAGTAATTGCGTAAGTTGTGGGTAGGGCATGCCGTGAGGCATTGCCCTATTTTTTAAATTGAAAGGAGTTTATGTACAAAGTAATTTGGAAAATAAACGACGACCAATTTGAACGAGAATTTGATAACCTAGAACCAGCAATGGAATGGGCAAAGTCACTAGCATTATTCGTAACCATAACAGGTGGAGAATTTGAAATAGTGGGCAAATTTGGAGTTGACAGTATTAAAGATGGACTATGTCCAGATGGTATTGATTACAGTTGGAAAAAACGTCGAATATAAATGGGCCGCAAGGCCTTTTTTTATTTCTTGACATACTGGTAAAAATATTGTATAATTAAGTTTCTCAATGAAAGAAATAAAATGAACATTTCCCTCGTAAGTGATTTACATTTAGAATTTGGATATCAAGAACTGCCCGGCGGTGATGTTCTCATTCTTGCAGGTGATATTTGTGAAGCACGTACTCTTAAGAATGAATTTCACAAAACCAAACTCTTGGACAGAGTGCCAGGTGCATTCAAATCCTACGACTTTTTCTACAGTGAATGTGCAAAGTATGACAAAGTGTTTTATGTTATGGGCAACCACGAACACTATCACGGTCGCTTTGACAAGACCTATAACGAACTCAAAAGTATTCTTCCTGAGAACGTTACCTTACTTGAAAACGAAGTTGTTGAATATAATGGAGTTATGTTTTTAGGTGCTACATTATGGACTGACTTGAATAAGGGCGATCCTATTACTGTCTACACGATTAAAGGCTTTATGAACGACTACAAATGCGTTCAAAACTTTTATCCAGAAAAGAGTCTTTACCATAAATTGACTCCGGAGCATACTGCGGGTGTACATCGTAAGACTAAAGAATATTTTTCCAAGGTACTTACTGAAAACAAAGATAAACCATTTGTTGTTGTTACACATATGGCTCCTAGTTTTCAAAGTGTAAACGAAAAGTTTATTCGTGAGACAACTACTAATGGCGGCTATGCCAGTTCTATGGACGAGTTTGTACTAGACCACGATAACATCAAAGTTTGGGTGCATGGTCACATGCACGATCCTGTAGACTATAAGATCGGTGATACTCGTGTTCTTGCAAACCCTAGAGGTTATACTCCATGGGAAGACGGAAACGGGTTTGAACCTGGACTTTACTTTGAGGTTTAAATGAGCTCAACTGTACGCATACCTTGGTCAAAAGATTTTGACAACGAGTATAAATGGAATGAAGTCTGTGCCTGGACAATTGAAAGATTTGGATTGCCAGGAGACAGATTTCAAACCAGTGCAAATGTTAACTATATGGACTTTGTTTTTAAAAGTAATAAAGATGCCTTACTGATGGCATTGATGTGGAACGGACAAATTGTGCCCGATAACGATCTTACTGTAGAATTTGTAGGTTCAATGTTGTGGTAACAAGAGTTAAAATCAAAGACAAAAATCCAAACGAAGTAATGGACATTGTCAAAGATTTACGTGACCAACGTCTTATACAAGGAACTGATTTTGATTTTGCATATTTCCAATCTCAATATGATCCTATATCCGGGCATTTCATAGAGGGAAAACATACTGTGTTTACATTTTACATAGAAAAATATGCAACTTGGTTTGCATTAAAATACAGCGAATATCTATGAAAAAGAAAAGGGCACTGGCTAATAGTAGATGGGACGGATCTTTAGAAGATTCTGTAACTTACAGTATGGCCGAAGAAATAACACGTGAGATTGATAGAAGCATTGTATGGGGTGTTTTGGAGACTGACGGCTGGGTGCAGGTAAACCTTGAAAGATTCCAAAACAATCATCATGCTATCGACATCCGGGAGTGGATAGAAGACAAATGTCAAGGAAAGCATCTTTCAAGTGGTAGTAACTTTATATTTAAAGACCCTAGAGATGCTACAATGTTTATATTGAGGTGGTCATGAACTCATTGCAAAGACGCAAAGGTCGTAGATTATTTAGAAAGCTACAACATAGTATTCTAATTGATGCTAAAAAACATAGGGACGCGGGTGAATGGTGTTTGGAAAATTTTGGTAAACGCTGGCAAGCTATAGACGGAACTGACGGTGCGTGGGCAATGTTTTGGGCAGGATCAAAACATCACAACAAATACATATTTCATTTTGTTGAAGAAAAGGACATGATGTGGTTTATATTGAAATGGGCATAACAAATGATTCCAAGTAATGCAGTATTAGATCACGAATATCATATAGTAGAGTTATATAGATTTTCTCAAAATGCAATTGATTGGTGTATTGAAAAGTTTGGTCCTGAAGGCTATCGATGGTTCACTACTTCGTCTAACAATAGAAAAATATATTTTGCAGATCCTAAAGATCACTTAATGTTTACTTTGAGGTGGTCATGACATTAATAATAGGCGATGAAAAAGAACGAGCTAAACGTAATCAATATTGGCAAATGCTTCGTAGAGCTAACGCAGATTATCGTAAACAAGGGTTTACAGATGAGAGGATAGGCGACGATGCTTATGTCTATTATCTAAAACAAAAATACGGTATAGAGATTGAATTAATTGATGGTAAGATTACTTCAAACTATATTATAAGAGATGAAAAAAAGTATACAATATTTTTATTAAAGTATGGATCTTAACATGGCAACAACAATACCTCAACCAAGCGTTCCAAATATCAGTAGTATTATAGGCGGTCTTAACATAGGATCTGATCATAAGTTGCGCCCTATGAAAACAGGAAAATCTAAAAGTTGGATAGGGGAATACTATTGGGTGCAGACTCCAGTAACTGAAAAAAATAAAGATGACAATATTACTGAGCAGGCAACAGAGTGGTGCAGTAAACAATTTGGAAAAAGTGGCAGTAGATGGTATGAAAATTTAGGTAAATTCTTTTTTAAAGATGACAGAGATATGACTCTGTTTATCTTAAGATGGTCTTAATAGTGCTACGAATTGAAGAAAACGAAAGTTATGAACAATGGCTTAATAGAGCGTGTGCTTATGAACACGCCCTTGCCCTCAAACGAATCGAAAAGGGTGAAGATATTAATCTAGTATTAGAAGAACTATCAAAAAATATTATGAAGAAATCCTTACATCCAATTCTTAAAGCTATAAAAGATATTCCTAATAACTATGATGCAGAGGCCAGTAGACGAGACTATAAAGAAAAAATGGGCGGTCGGACAGGCGTTGCAGATCATGTAGACGATTAATATGACAAGAGTGTTACTTATTGGAGATACCTGTATAGATGAGTACCGTTACGGGACTGTGGATAGAATAAGTCCAGAAGCGCCTGTTCCTATATTCAAATTAAATGATGTGGAATGTAGGCCCGGGATGGGCGGCAATGTACAGAAGAATTTAGAAGCGTTTGGTCTTTCAGTCCATACACTATTTGGGAGTGAATCTAGAAAAACTAGGCTCATTGACCAACGAAGCAAACAACATGTATTGCGGATAGATAACGACATAGAATCTGTTCCTATTAATATAGGCGAACTCAAAAATGATCTCAAGGTAGATGCTATAGTAATTTCTGACTATTGCAAAGGCTATATAACCTACGAGTTCGTTGAAGAATTAAGGAAAAAATACAAAGGTCCGATCTTTATAGATACAAAAAAACGTGATCTAGCAAGATTTGATGGTTGTATTGTTAAAGTTAACGAACACGAATTTTCTCAAAGGTACAGTATTTGTAAAGACATTATTGTAACTTTAGGATCAAATGGGGCAATGTTAAAATCTTTTAAGAAAGAAGATGAATATTTCCCGCCATACCCTGCCGAAGTAGTAGACGTATGCGGTGCAGGCGATACATTTATTTCTGCACTAGTATACAGATACTTAATTTCTGGCAATCTTAACATAGCCATAGATTATGCCAATCAGGCTAGTTCTATCGCTGTCCAACATAGCGGTGTTTATACCTTAAAACCGGAAGATATTGAATTAATAAAAATTTGACAATCTCGATTTTATAATGTATAAATATATAGCTTCGATACTTTAAAGGTTGAAGCAGGGCTATAAGTGGCCAAAAATCTTGCTTAATATAAGGAGAAAATTATGAGCAAAGTCATCGGTATCGATTTAGGTACAACAAATTCATGCGTAGCCGTTATTGAAAACGGTGTCACAAAAGTAATCGAAAATGCAGAAGGCGCACGTACTACCCCTAGTATTGTTGCTTATGCTAACGACGAAATCCTAGTAGGTGCAAGCGCAAAACGCCAAGCAGTTACAAATCCTAAAAATACAATATATGCATCAAAGCGTTTAATTGGACGTAAGTTTACAGAACAAGCAGTCCAAAAAGACATTGATCTAATGCCTTACAAAATTATCCAAGCAGACAATGGTGATGCTTGGGTAGAAGCTAACGGTGAAAAGTTAGCACCTCCGCAAATTTCGGCGGAAGTTCTGCGTAAAATGAAGAAGACTGCCGAGGATTATTTAGGACATGATGTTACACAGGCCGTTATTACAGTGCCTGCATACTTTAATGACCAACAACGTCAGGCAACTAAAGATGCTGGACGTATTGCAGGGTTAGAAGTTTTACGTATTATTAACGAACCAACCGCGGCTGCATTGGCCTACGGTGTTGATAAACAAGATAAGAAGGACCGCAAGATTGCAGTATACGACCTAGGTGGCGGTACATTTGATGTTTCAATTATTGAACTTGCTAATATTGACGGCGACAAACAAATTGAGGTCTTGTCAACAAACGGTGATACGTTCCTAGGCGGTGAAGACTTTGACCAACGCATTATGGACTTTCTAGTTGATGAGTTTAAGAAAGACAATGGTATCGATCTTAAGAAAGACATGTTAGCTCTACAACGTCTTAAGGACGCCGCTGAAAAAGCTAAAATTGAATTGTCTAGTTCTGCACAAACAGATGTTAACCTACCATACATCACAGCAGACACGAGCGGTCCTAAACACATGAATGTTAAGATTACTCGAAGTAAGCTAGAGCAACTAGTTGAAGATCTTATTCAACGTTCTATTGAACCCTGCCGTATAGCCATGCAGGATGCAGGTGTAAGTGCAAATGACATCGACGAAGTTATTCTAGTTGGTGGTCAAACACGTATGCCTAAAGTACAAGAAGCAGTTGAGAAGTTGTTTGGCAAGGCTCCACGCAAGGATGTTAATCCAGACGAGGCAGTTGCCGCAGGTGCCGCAATTCAAGGCTCGGTATTAGCTGGTGATCGCACTGACGTTCTATTGTTAGACGTTACTCCGTTAAGCCTAGGTATTGAAACACAAGGTGGTATTATGACCAAGTTGATTCAGAAGAATACAACTATTCCTACTAAAGCATCTCAAGTGTTTTCAACAGCAGAAGATAATCAACCTGCCGTTACAATTAAAGTTCTACAAGGCGAACGCGAGTTTGTACAGTACAACAAACTACTAGGAGAATTTAATCTAGAAGGTATTGCTCCTGCCCGTAGAGGACAACCACAGATTGAAGTTACGTTTGACATTGATGCAAATGGTATTATGAAAATCAGTGCCAAAGACAAAGGTACAGGTAAAGCTAATAACATTACTATCAAGAGTGATAGCGGTTTAAGTAAAGAAGAAATTGAAAAGATGATTCAGGATGCCGAGGCCAATGCAGAATCAGATAAAACCCGTCGTGAACTTATTGACCGTAGAAACACAGCAGAAAGTTTTATGAACGAAGCAAAAACTGATCTAGAAAAATATGGTGATAAAATTACTGAAGAAGAGAAAACAAAGCTCGAACAAGCTCTTAAAACTCTCGAAGAAACAGTTAAAGGTGAGGACGCTGAAAAGATTCATGCCGACACAATGACATTCATGGAAAGCTATAATCCTCTTACTGCCGCTAAACATAAAGCTGAAAATCCAGAACCTGAAAACAAAGGTGATGGCAAAGATAAAGATGACGTAGTTGATGTAGAAGCTACTGAAGTTAAGTAATTTAAAAATTGCGGTACCTTATGGGCCGCAACCCCCGGGCATGGTGCCCATATAATCTTACTTTTTTAAGGAGAAATAAAATGCAAGTAAAATTAATTGATGCAAACGCTCTTAACCAATTGAATAGAGCACTTATAGGTTTTGATCGCTTATTTGAGGATTTTGAAAATCGTTGGGCAAATTCAGTCCAAACAAATTATCCCCCTCATAATGTTTTAAGGACAGGAGATAACACTTACGAAATTCAATTGGCAGTAAGTGGTTTTGAAAAGAATGAAATTTCTGTAGAAGTTGACCAAGATCGTTTAGTCATCATAGGCGAACGTCTAAAAGACGAAGATACTCATGTTCAATATCTACATCGTGGATTAGCAACACGAGATTTCCAAAAAATATTTCCGTTGGCCGAGCACGTTGAAGTGTGTAGCAGTTCTATTAAAAACGGTATTCTAACTGTTTACCTGGAAAGAATTGTGCCAGAAACACTCAAACCGCGTAGGATTGAAATTTCAGGAGAATGAACAGGAAGGGCCTTGCGCCCTTTCTGATTGTAGTGTATAATAGTAAATAAGGTAAGATAATTTAAAGGATTTACATGGCAGAAACTATTGTTAAAACTAGAGACCTAGTCGTAACTAAAATTGGAGAACCTTGCAAATATAAAGTGCTGTTGTTCAATGACGACTATACCCCTGTAGATTTTGTAATTATACTCTTAATGTCTGTTTTTAAACATACTGAAGAGTCAGCTAAAACTATCACAATGAAAATTCATAATGAAGGTTCAGGAGTTGCTGGTGTATACACCTATGAAATTGCAGAACAAAAGGCATTAGATGCCACTATGATTTCTCGCAATAACAACCATCCGCTACAAATCAAACTAGAAGAAGAGTAATTTTTAGTTCTATAAATATCCTTGGAGGATATTTATGAGTCTAAAAGAAATTACAAAAGAAGTACACCAAGCCGCAGAAGAAACGCATTTTATGAAATCTGTTTTTAAGAAACAGATGACAACAGAAGTTTGGTGCGATTATACATATAATAAAATGCTTTGGTACGGGGCTATTGAATGCAAAGCCCGTGCCGAAGGTCTTTTAAATGACTTGCCAGGTATCGAAAGAGCCTATTATCTTTATCAGGATTTTAAAGATCTAAAAGGTGATAGAGATTATCCAAAATTTACACCTGGAGCAATTGAATACCACCGTTACATACTAGACCTAGAACCAGGTAAAGTATTGGCACACCTATACACATGGCATATGGGTGATCTGTTCGGCGGGCAGATGATCAAAAAAATGCTTCCACCACCTCATCGAAATCTTGAATTTAAAGATGTTGAAGGTCTTAAAACTGCGCTACGTGCTAAATTAACAGACGACCTTGGAGACGAAGCTATTTGTTCTTTTAACTGGGCCATACGAATTATGAATGAGTTCGCTCCAAGATTACCTGCTTTGGAATAACTTGGACACGATTAATGATTGTTTATATTCACGGAGCCAGCGCAACGGCCGAAAGTTTTAATTATATAAGAGAACATGTTAAAGGTCCAAACATCGCTATAGAATATGATAGTACTAATGGATTTAGAGATAACCTAGAAGAAATGAAGAAGGTTATACAAAAATATAGTAATGTTATATTTGTTGCACATAGTTTGGGAGGAATATATGCTCTTCATCTAGCAAATACTTTCCCTGATAGAGTCAAAGGGGCAATAACATTAAGTACGCCCTATGGCGGAGCAGAAGTAGCAGATTACGTCAAATATTTTTTACCATTTAGTAGACTTTTAAGGGACATAGGACCTAGTAGTTGGCCTATGAATTCTCTTAAAAAAATAAAAGTACAACATCCCTGGACAAATGTTATAACCACTGTAGGTAAAAGTCCATGGTTTAATGTGCCAAATGACGGAGTAGTAACTATATCAAGTATGAAACATAGGGACGATATGGAACATATCGAAATCGACCTTAATCATTATGAAGTTGTTATAAGTCAAACAGCAGTAAACATTATAAACAGTAAGATAAAAGAGATACGACATGAGTAAAGTATGGAATAAAATTGAATCACTGGCTAAACATTTTGAAGAACAGTTTAATCGAACTGGGGAACCGCTAGAGGACGGAATTGGTTCTGACTACGAATGGCACAATCAATTATGGACAAGTCCTGCATATCGTAGAGCGCATTTAGAAATTGTTGACCATAGAGAATCACATAAACTTTACATAGTACATTGTACAATTTTCCCTCACCTTAACGATCCTAGTCCAATATGGGGGTTTGATGCAGTATGTGGACCAAATAAAATTACAGGTGCATTTCATGATTTTAGCAACGGCGGAGATCCTACACATCCAATGATGCGTTGGTTTGCTGAAGAACGAAAAAGAGACGGCTGGCATAAACCTCGAGAATTACCTCCCTGGGCAAAAGCTATTTTTAGCCCTAGTATGATTGCCGCAGGTAACATACACGAGGGCGACGAATTAGATGACCTTTGTAAGATTGCACTACAGAATCTAGATTATTACCTAGAAAATGTAGGATTTGCTCAGCAAGATGTTGCCAGCTTTGAAATGGCACAAAATAGATATTGTTACTACCAAAAACAGAACCCACATGTAGTTCGTAGTATGGTTAGCATGGGTATAGATGAGACTAAAATGAAGCGTTTTGTTAACGAAGTGCTGTTCCCCGAAATAGCATAAATATTTCTATGAGAGCAAAAGAATTCCTTAACGAAGCATCCGTGCTTAACCTGAGCAAACTAACAAAACGACCCGGTCGAGTTGATAAGTTTTTATCGCTTATCGGGCAAGAACATACATTCCAATCAAAGAATGGACCGGTACAACTTGACCCTACACAAATAAGAAGCTTAAAAACAAAACTCAATCAGTCTGTTATCGGTGGCGGCACCCCAATGGTAAAAACTATTGACGGTGAAGTTATACCGATGAGCAATTTGTTCTACGATGAAGTAGCATGGAGTTCTGGTCCAGACGGCGTTGCTAAAGGTAGATTAGGTGATACAAGTGTTGATTTAAAACCTTCTAAAACGTTTGGTCACGGTAAGGTAGAAAAAGGTACCGTAATGACCCCTGACCTTGTAATATCGCTAGGGGCATTCCTTGCTGGACAATTAGGGGATAAAATTCAATCTAGTACGCATTTAGATGAACAAGGTCCTGCAGGGGCTATAGTTAAACAAATGTCTAAAGAGATATCAGGAAAACAACTACCTGCTATACCTCAAGAAATAGTCAAAGATAAAAGATTGTTAAGTAGTGTTCAAAACGATGCATTTGAATATCTAGGAGTGCAAGAACTTGTTGACGGTGTTGCTGAATTTCCAAATGCCGAAGCATTTTATCAACATTTAGGTTCTGATCTACGTTCTCTAGTATTGTTCTTTCCAGGAAGTACCAATCACGCATTAGCAGACAGTTTTGCGCTGGTAAACAAGGCTACAGAAAATACAGTGTATATGAGTAGCAAAGGCGGTAAACAGGGCGGTGCTCCATCTAGTATTAATGAATTAAAGATACCAGAAACAATGAAAAAGATGGTAGGTAAAGACCCTGCATTGAGCTTTATTAACCATCTACAGACTAATGCTAAACCAATGTGGCTCATGACATTTGAAGCCGCAAATTGGTTACATGAAAATTCTCCAGGAAGTTTAGGAGATTTAGAACAATTCTTACCGTTTAGTGACGAACTATACGTGTGGATTACTGGAGTATTGTCTAACGCCAATCAAGGTGTCCCTGCTACACTAGAGCAAATTCCCGAGCAATATCGCGGACTGTACACGTTAGTTCAAAATAGTAGAAAAACAGGCACCGCTGCCGTTGCTGAACTATTTTGGAATCTTAAAAATGTAGTTAAAACCTATGTTCACGATGCTGTAAACAAAGGTGCTGTTCCTCAATTTTCTGAAAGAATGATAGAACTTCTAGGTCAAAACTTTGTTTTATTAAAATCAAAACCAGTTGGCGGAAAAATGGTTACCAATGTAACATGGCCGTCTAAAATGGGTGGAAAAATTACATTAGAACATAAAGATGGTCCTACTAAATGGAATAGTGCCATTACCTGGAAACTGAACTAGTAATTCGATTACTTAAACTGCTTACTGAATTCTCCCACAGATAGCTGTAAATATCTGTGATATAAGGGATTTTCGTCTTATACGGAGATAAAAGTAATCATGAAAAAAATTATTGTGTCTATGGGTATTCTGCTGAATATATCGGCCCTTACCTTTGCCGCAGAACTACAACATAGTTTTAATAGCCCTTCCTTTTCGGGAGCAGGTTTTAGTAGTCATATACTAACAATTAAACAATTAGAAGATCAGCAAAAAGATAAAAATAAAAATACAGCTGATGCTCTAAAGGCTGCGGCAGAACGTGCCGAAGCAAACACGCCAGAAGCAAGATTCCTTGCTAATTTGGAAAATCGTATCTATACAGGCATTGCCGACAAGATGTATGATAGCATCTTTAAGTCTGGCAATCCATGTACCATTGGGGCGCCGTGCGGAACTATTCCCGACATGGGCGGCAAGTTTGTAAGCTGGACATTGGGCAACGACGGTTGGATCACAGTGACCATTACAGACAAGGCTAACACAGGTTTAAACTGTGCATCTACAAGTCCTTACTCTTGTTTAACAATCCGTGTACCGGAAAATTCATTTAATTAAGGATAGATCATGAAATTAACAATCATATCATTGTCTATCGTAATTCTGTTATCAGGATGTGCTACTGGTTCTGCCATGCGCGAAAAGATAACGGGCAAACAATTTGACGAACCTGTAGTAGAACAAAACGTATATCTTAATAAAGATTCTAATAAACTAGTGCCACCGGAAGGGGGCCCAATCCATGTAGCAGTCTATGGATTTACAGATAAAACAGGGCAACGTAAAAGTATGCCAAACATTGCCAGTTTAAGTTCGGCTGTAACACAAGGTGCTGATGCTTACTTGATCAAGGCGCTACAAGACGTCGGTGATGCCCGTTGGTTTAAAGTATTAGAACGTGTGGGTCTAGATAACCTTATTAAAGAGCGTCAAATGATTCGTCAGATGCGCGAGCTATATCAAGGAAAAGATGCTAAACCATTACCTCCTATGATGTTTGCAGGTATGATCTTTGAAGGTGGAATTATCGGCTATGACAGTAATACACTTACTGGAGGTAGCGGTGTAAGATTGCTAGGTATCGGTGCAAGCACACAATATCAAAGCGATACAGTTACGATTAATTTACGCACAGTTTCAGTAAGCACAGGTGAAGTATTAACCAGTGTAACTGTAACTAAAACAGTTTTAAGTTACATGGATAAGTTTGGTGTTTTAAAATTTATTGATAGCGGAACCACAAGTGTAGAAGGCGAAATTGGCGGTAGCATAAATGAAAGTATTAATAAAGCAACAACATTAGCTATCCAAGCGGCCGTTGTAGATACCATTAGAGAAGGTGCTCGAAAGGGACACTGGAACTTTAAAAAGGAGAAAACAAATGAGTTGGTTCAACCACAAACCTCACAAACACCCGAAAGAGCCCCAGAGCCCCAGCCTGCCGCACAGACAGAGCCCAGCAACGCAGAGGGCAATGGAAAAGGCCAAAGAGTCGAGCCCAAGCCAGAAGTTAAACGAGAGCAAGAAGAATTAACAAAGACACCTATACTTACTCCACCAATAGATAAAGTTGAAGTAAAAGAAACTGTTACTACTAATATACAATATCTAAAAGAAGACTCGTATGTATATAAAGATCAAAATGAAAAATCACAGAGAACCTGGCTATTAAAGAAGGGCCAAGAGTTTTCATCTACCAACGCCAATGCTGGCTGGGTAGCCGTTACCACCAAAGATGGTAAAAAAGGATTTGTTAGAGAAGAGGTGCTTACGTCTAACAAACCGTAATTCTGTGTAAGCGCGGGGGAAAGAAAAAATAAAAGGTTATAACCTAGGAGACCAGATAGAAAAATAATAATCTATCTATAAAAATTATGAAACAGACAAGCCGCAACATTCTAAAAACTGTGGTTTTGGCAACACTAATGTTATACGGGCATGCCTTTGCCCAAGTTTTACCAGCAGTTGGTCCTAACAAGGTCTTTATTGAGCAGGTAGGAAGCCATAATACAGTCACTATCCAACAGGTAGGAACAGGAAATCTAGTAGGTGGCACAGCAAGTGGTGGTCCGAGCAGTAGTAACTATGGAACCATTACTGGTAGCAATAATACCTTAACGATGATTCAAACTGGAGATATAAACAAGGCACAATACAATTTACTAGCAAGTGACAGTAATTATACTAGCACCATGTTAGGTAGTAGTAACGAAACTAAATTAACTATTGGTGACCTAAACAACGCAACTAATCTACGTGTAAATGTTACAGAAATAGTAACAGGTGATCAAAATAAATTAATACAAAACATCATTGGCAGCGATATCATCAGCAATATAACAATCACTGGTGATCAAAACGAAGTTAACAAAAATCTGTTAAGCAGTCTCGGCCAAACTACATTGACCGTCACAGGAGACAACAACAAGTTTGATGTTGAACAAACTGGCATTGGTGGTGCTGCCGGTCATAAACTAACACAGGTGATCAATGGCGACTTCAACAGTATTGTTACTCAACAACAAGGTAGCAATGACACAGTGGTCAACATTGCAGTAAACGGAGGTCACAACACTATCACGGTAAGAACTAGCAATGCGGCAATTGTAAATTCAATGACAGCAGTAGCGAGGTAATTATGAAGTTCCTTCTGTTAGCCCTACTGCTAACATTAAGTATATCTTCTTACTCGGCGGGCATAGGAAAAGTTTCTGATAATAAAGGTACTGCTTGCGAAGTCCAACGAGGCAAGACAAAATTATCAGGAGTTAAAGGTGCTGACATTGAAAGCATGGATACCTATGTTACAGTAGGATGTGTGAGTAATATCACATTTAAAGATGATACTAAAGTAAAAGTAAATGAAAATAGTCGACTAGTCATAGACGACTTTGTATTTGA